TACTTTTTAATATACTCGTTTACAGAACGATAGATTAGTTTGCTTTCAAAAGTCTCAAAATAATCTTCGTCTAAAAATGGTAGTACCTTTCTTGTGTAATCTTCATTGTGTAATAAACTCCCTAGAATGAGAGGTTCAATCATACATTAATCTCCTACATAAACATTTGATGAGGCACTTGTTGCTGATGGAGCACAATGTGGACCATTTAAAGTTGGGCAGAGTAAATCTGGAGCAGCACTATCACCCAAATCAACAACAAGTATGTTATTTACATATACATCATGGCAACTAGCACTAAGAGCACCAGAGCCATGACTATTCGGATCGCCATTCACAGAAACGAGTAAGTCATTAGCAAACACAGTGTTCTGCCCTGCGACAACTGTTGATGCTCCACATGCTCTACTATCAGTGTTTCTGTGTATTGCGGTCATTTACGCCTCCATTAATTCTTCTTCTGGAGCGAACATTGCTGTTTCACCAACAGTGTAACGCTTCTTAATATAATCGGAAAAATCTGATTCGTCAAACAGTTTTGCCCAGAATTTTCCATTGTTTTGAATATCCTTTGCTCTCATCTTTTCACCAACGAGTTCACCAGTCTCACGGTCAACTATTTGATACCAACCATTCGATGGCTTTGCAAGATAGTTAGACTCAAGTGCTAGATCCATCAGACCAGACCACTTGTTAATACCACCTTCCCATGTGACAGTAATCGGTATCGAAGATTTCTCTTTGACATAACGAGACTTCTCTACATTGATTACGAAATGATAACCAGCAATATCAGAGCCATCTTTTTCTTGACGGCGACCGATGATCCAGATGTTATCTGCTGAGTAGTAGATACCAGTGCCACCAGATACAATCGCTTTTGGAAACATACCGATTTCCATATAGGTATGATTAACGGCGATGAGTGGTATATCTTTGAGTGTAAGATGAGGTGTTACCATACGAAACAACGACTTCATCTGTTTAGCACGAGACATGTCAGCAACCGACTTCTCATTCATAGCATCTTCAACTTCTTTCTTCGATGCCAGATTACCCACAGAATCAATCACAATACAAACTCGTTCACCACGCTCGATGGCATCAAGTTGTTTCATTATATCAAACTTCAGTTGTTCTACATCCATAATAGGTGTATGAACAACACGATTCATATCAATACCAAAAGACTCGAAGTAGTTCTGTGGTGTGCCAAACTCTGAGTCATAAAACAATACAACACCATCTTCATACTTATTGAGATAAGCACCTGCCATAAGCAATGAGAATGCTGTTTTAAAATGCTTTGATGGACCAGCAAGAACAGTTAGACCAGGAGTCAAACCACCATCAACTCGTCCAGATAATGCTACATTTACCATTGGTACCTGTGTTGGTACCATATCTTTCTTACCATACACTTTCGAGTTAGCAAGAGTGCTAGTAAGTTTTACTGTACTATTCTTAGTCAGTTTATCAAGAAGACTCATAATTTATCCTTTGTATAGTTCAGTCAATTTATCACGAAACTGTTCAATCTTGTCCAAGCGATTTGGCCAATAGATATAACTCTTTTCTGGATTTGCCGCTAGATTATTCAATAGTGGCATTACAGATGAGTATAGCGCATCTAAGCGCTCTTGTAAAGTCAAAACCTCGTCAGAGGCAACATTTTTTTCTTGCTCTAGTTTTTGGACTGTTTCGAGTTCATCCTCGTCTACAGCCGTAAAACCAAAGTCAAATGAAAAATCATCTACCATGTGATTATACCCTTATGATTGGAATATTAGCAGAATCAGCGATAGCAGTAATAATGTCTGTTCCCTTTCCTCCAGGGAATGCTATCACAGTATCAATATCGTTGTCATCGAACATAGCGACGTTACGCTTGTATCCTGCTCTCTTACCATATTTATCATATTCTGTCTTATAAACACGGCAAGGAATGTTTCTTTCTTTTGCCCATTGTTCGGCAAGTTGGTCGTAACCACGGGTATCTCCAGTTACGATAAGTTTTATGTCCATACCTTCTAGGACTTTATCAATACGGGAGAGACTTGAATTGTCTCTCCCGCCACATATCAATACAATCATTAATCGATTTCAACCTTTTTTGGTTTTTGCTCTTCTGGTATGAAATTCTCCAACCAGATTTTGAGCATACCGTTTACCATCTCAGCACTCTGTACTTCGACAGTATCGGCAAGGGTGAATTGACGTGTGAAGTTCCGCAATCCGATGCCACGATGGACCCACTCTTCACCATCTTGTTCTTTCGACTTTACGTCAGACTTAATAGTGAGAGTAGAATCTTTGACTTCGATTTCGAGGTCTGTCTTATCGAACCCTGCGACGGCAAGTTCGACGACGTACTTATCGTCGCCAACCTTTTTGACGTTAAAGGGAGGATAAGTTTGCTTTGTGACTTGGGATGTTGCATCATTGACCCTCTTTAGTAAATCTTGGTAACCGATGAAAAATGGTCGGTATGCTGGGTCATTGAATACGGAAAAATTGGTGTTAACCATTGTACTTTACTCCTTTAGTAAGCAAGTTAAGTTTAAAATAATAAGAGTGTGAACCCGTTTGGCATTCACACTCTTATTTATACTTCAAATAAGATAATTTGTCAATCTTTTTTATCTTTTTCCACCAATATTATATTTTGCTACTAACTCCCATTCACCTTTTTCTTTGTATGGGAGTATCTTAATCTGTGCTAGTGGTGCTACTGGTCCTTGTGTCTTCTCTGGCTCTACGACCTTTACAAGACCCCATTCCTCGAGAAGATTTGCTATCGTATTCCTACGACCTTGATCTTCTTCTGAAAACGAAGAGTTCTTACCATCTAATGTAAATAGTTCTTTGAAGTGGACAATATAATACTTGCCCTTTTTGTGTAATATATGACAGGACTGATACAGTTTCCTGTCTTTTCTTGAAGCTACACCGATACGAGTCAGAGTCTCTTTTACTTTGAGAAACGCTTCTTCGTTACTCAGTTCAACTTCTACTAATGTTTCAACACTCATTTCACACCACCTTTTTCTTGTTTTTCTTTTATGGTATCAATCTGATCCCGTGTAAGAATCTTTAGATATTGTAATCCAATTTGTTTGTTACATTGATAATAGTCACATACCATAGAAAGTGTTGCATCTTCTTGTGGCTTTGACCATTTCGAAAAGCGTTTGCGTTTTCGTAATGTATTTATAAAATAGTCAAACTGTAACTTATTATCAAGGTGGTGTAGGGTATTCATCTCATTTGCATGTAAAATAGCATCTGGATGATAAGATAATGCCTTATTTGTGAGAAAAGGATTGTATCCCTTCTCGGCTAGAGCGTCATTCTCAGTACCACGTATCAAGTCTTTCTTCGAGTCTGATACTGCTGCTACATAGTCGAATGGATTACTCATTTCCAAGTAACCTCGAACATGATAGCAGTCAGAAACGCCATGATATTAATCTCAGCATCAGCAACAAACGCATGTTTATACTGATATTCACCAAGAGTTATCACTATGCCAGGCACAGAATTGTCACTGGCATGTTCCCAAGCAGTATCATAGAATGCTCTAAAGAACTGTGTAGCATCCATATCGCTATTCTCACCAACCCATTTACGAACAGATGAATAGTCTTTCGCTTTCATATGAGTGATAAGTTGTTTAAACGACTCTTGATTAAAGTTGGCTAATATGCCAGCATCAATACGACCAGTAGCACTAAAACGCTGCAGTTCATTAATAACTCTGCGCCAGTCCGGGAAATGAAGATTGATAAGCTCTGCAACAACTTTTTGATCATATTCAACTCCTTCTTCATTTAAGATATTGAGAACTCGCTTAAAGAACTGAGAAGCAAGTTTAGCCTTGTCACTACCACGAATCTTAAAGTCTACAACAGTACACCGAGAATGTAGTGGTTCAATAATACGGTTCTTGAAGTTACAAGTAAGAATAAATCCACAGTTCTTACTAAACTCTTCCATAAAGTTACGAAGAGCAGGCTGAGTAGATTGTGGATTGAGATAGTCTGCCTCGTCTAGTATGACATACTTTCGACCTCCAGTAAATGAAATCGAGGAAGCAAACTGCATGATTTCGGTTCGAAGAGTGTCAATATTACCATTCATCGAACCATTGATAACGATATAATCAGCACCAAGTTGTTCACATAATGCCTTGGCAACTGTAGTTTTACCAATACCAGCACTACCAGTAAGGAGTAGGTTTGGTACGTTTTCCTGATCAACAAACTGTTGAAAAGTCTTTTTCAAATCACTTGTAAGAATTGTGTCAGCAATCGTCTGAGGACGATACTTCTGAACCCATAGAAATTCTTCATTCATCATAAAACTCCATCACAAAAATTAAGTATATCAAAAAAGGGGATGGGAGTCAACCCATCCCCTGTAGAGTTTTAGTTAAGTTTAGAAAGATCCTCTCCTTCTTCAGGAGCAGGCGCTCCTTCATTTGCTGCTCTTGGCGGTACAGGAGCCTCAACAGCACCATCACCTTGAGCAGCTTGTTGCTTTTCTACTTCTGCTTGTACAACGGAAGCAAACTTTTCACGAACTTGACCAACTGCGGTCAACTCAGGACCACGAAATGCTCCACGAGCAGTAACGGTATCGATGATACGAACAACCGCATCAATGTCTTGAATATTAATATCTGTCATTTTATTCTCCAAATTTTGAGTTAGATTCAATTGCAATAAAGTACTTTACGTCATCCGAAACAAAACACGATAGCCCCTTAGACGAGAGACTTACCGTATAGTCGTTCGGCATTAGCTTCAGGTTTTCAACTTTCATGTACATGCTGAAAGTATCTGAAGTTGAACCAACTGTTACACCATAACGATCCGTAGTTGGATTCTTTGAGTTTACAGCCTCAAGCACAATCTCACCATCAACTCCTGAGAAGGCAATTTCTGGCAAACCCAAGACTGCCGCCGCCTTGAGTACAGATTGTAAATCAGTCCAAGAAACTTCTACGTTTACCTCACAAGGTGGCATAGTAATTTCTTTTTCTGGTGGCTGAAGGATCATGGAAACATCAGCAAGTGTATAGTCAACCTTGCGCTTATTCTCCATCAACCGAATAGTTTTTTCATTGAAATCAAGCTCTGGAGCTTCAAACAATGATACTGTAGCGAGGAACCTTGACAAGTCATAGATACCAGCTTCAGAAGCAAAGTTATCCTTACCGTTAGCCACTGCCATAATAGTTTTCTGAGGCGAGAT